TGGAGCGATCTTCCTCAAGGTAAAGGGCTGTGTTCTTATCAACAGCAATAAGCGACGAGTCAGCAGGGACAGATGCAGTCGCAACCAGAGAGTAAGCTGTGCCACCGCCAGCAGCGGCGCTGTGCATATCCACAGTCACGTCGCAGGCATTTGTGCCATCGACATTGGCAATCTGGATCATGTTGATCTTAAATACCTTGCCGCTGGACGCAGCGTTGCTAACGACCGAAGTCGCAGATGTTGAAGATAAAGCCACCATTGCCGATTTGGCAGTGATAGTGGCTACATTTACTACGTTTGGTGCGGCCATGTGGCTTCTCCTTAACCGAAAACAATCGCCATTGCGATTGCCTTACCTGTTGTTGCAGCTGCATCGAGCTGCGGTTGAATAGCCGAGGTAACACCATCGACATAGTTTAATTCTGTTGTGGACGCTGTAAGACCGCTCAAAACGGAAAACTCAGAATTTGTTACGCCGCCAAGCAATGTGTCAACGCTGTCCCAGTTGCCATTCAGATAACCACCCCAAGCGTCTTCATCGCCGCCTACGGTTGGCTTATTCCAAGAATAGTTTGTCGTTGTCGTAGGCATTACGCGGCCCTTTCTAAATAATCTGCATCTGTCCAAGTATTACTTGGATTTGGTGCTTCTGTCCATGATGTCGTCGGATCGTCCGCTTCGAGCCACTTATAACGTGCGCTTGCGCTTACTATAGCACGACTTGCTGCAAGTGCGCTACCGCCCGCAATTATTTGACCGTTAGCAGACGTAGTTGACGCAACTAACCCGGAGGAAGCGCCCACAAGGGAAGCCACGGCAACAGTGGCAATAGATGAAGTCGCCGGTATAGACGCTGCACCAGAGGCGATAAGCACTCCGGATGAAGCGCCATCTGAAACAGACGTTGACGCAGATGAAGCCTCGCGGACGCGGGTGCTGTTTGTATCTACTGTTAGCTGCGGGCTGCTGACAATTACAGCAGACGCCGTTTTAACAGCTACCGTAAATACGCCAGACGAACCAAGAGACACTGCGCCATTTTCACGCTTGCGCTCATAATTCACATTGGATGCAGAGTTGGACGCGATCAAAGAAGCGCCGTCAACAATAATATCAGCAGACGCAGACGAAGCCGAAGACCCAGAAATTAGAGCCTCGGCGTCTTTAACAAGCACCATTGATGCGGTCGCAGATGATACAACGCTTACCGAGGCGGAAGAAACTCTTTTTCTAAACCCAGATGCAGCGGCGCTTGACGTTGCTGAGATAGTTGAGCCGACTAAAGAAGTTTTAAATCCGCTTGCTGCAAGTTGGCTTGAAGCTGAGATTTGAGCTTGGAACTGGAATTCTTTTTCAGCGTTGGCAGTTGCCGACGATGCGGCAGAAACATTTGCGGAGGTTTCCCTGACACGTTGACCGCTAGTTATAACGGCTAACTGGCATGATACTGATATTGTGGCCGAAGCGTTTTTTACGCCAACAGTGGCCATCTGACCAGTTGCAGAAATTTGAGCGCTTGATTGCTTTATACGCTCCGCAGACGCTAAAACACTAGAAACAGCAGGCGCACTTAAAGAGCCTGCTGCCGTTTTGAAGGCGGCAGAAGTAAACGCACCGCTCACGCTTATTTGGGCTGAAGCATCTTTTACAGTGCCATCAAGCCCAAATAAACGAGCGCCATAGTTTCCTGAGCCGTATCCAGCCATCAGTTTAGTCTAGTGTAATATCAAGGTCGCCAGTTGGAATGCGGAAAACATCGCCAGTGTCGATCAACTTGGACACGTTTAGTGCCGAATATGCCAACAAATTACCACCAGAAGACGCATCAAAAATGCCAACATGAGTAACGGTTCCATAAGACGCCGTAGCCGTAGGATACTCAACAGCGGCAGTATTAGAGGCAGTATTTCCAGAAACGGAAAATGTTACTGACTGACGGGCGTAGCCGCCTGTAGACACCTCGGTTCCGCCGCCACCTTCGCCGGGGGCTGCTGTGTAGAGGGCAACATACCATGCGGTTGGGCGGGTTGCTGTGCCAGTTGTGAACGCAAAGTCTAAGACCTCGGTTTCTAGGTAATTTGAAAAGCTCATGTTATGCTCCGTTAGATATATCTGGCGCTATCATACACCAATTTTCAGTTAATAACTAGTTATAATAATTCTGCGACCAGAACCACCAAACCTAGTGTCATCAGATGACTTTTGCAGTGAAGCCAAACCGTTTTGATACAAGCCAGCCCAAGTCTGGGTTCGCGCATCATCTAGCAAGTATGGAGCCGATTGCATTAGTGCGCCATACAGGTAAACATCAGGCTGATCTTGCAGCAACCAATTAAAAGTAACGCTATCGCTCAAACTTGGGATTTGCGCATAATAAGCAAGCTGCATAGGATATTCCGCAGCGGGAGTTGGGAACACCTCTATAGCTTCCCCCATTTGCGTATAATAACGAGAAATGCCAGCAGTGTCGCTGTTGTTCTGCCGTTTTTCCAGCATATCTTCTGGGCCAATAAAATCTAATTTGACCGTAGTTGATGCGGTGATATTAAACCGAACCGTCTCCAACCAATTGTTAGGCACTTGCACATATCGGCTATCAAGCACTGCATCAACACGCTCAATCATTTTATAATGACGCAGTTTGCGATTTATATCGGCCTCTGCCAGCGCAATGAAATCAGGAATAACCGAAAGTAACGATGTATCACCATTACGATTAAGCCAATTGGCAATGGAAGATTGAAGCTCTGAATAAGTTGTGATTGCCATTTAACAGTCCCATGCTTTACGCGACCAATAGTTAGCCGACAATTTGCTATTCTTACCCTTAATACCACCAGAACGCGCACAATACGATGCTTTTCGACTTGGGGTGCTTTTCTTGATGGTCATATTCGGATCGCCAAAGTTAACCTTTTTAACTTGGTTGCCTTCAACCGCCAAGACTTCAAACTTCTTAGGCCCACCCCGGCGAGGTTTATTTACCGCCGTGAAACCGTGCCGCTTTTTTGCAGCCGCTATCTTTTCAGCTTTTGTACGCATTAGAAATCAATAAGCCTCACGCTTTTGCTAAACATTTGCCAGCCATTGCGCATTTGCTTGGTGTTGGGCAACCCTTGCATGGTTTGAAGGATGCTGCTGTAGAATACTTACCAGTTTTCATTTCTTTTTGCCGCCCTTTTTCTTACCCATGCCTTTTTTGCCATAACCCATCATGCTTTCCTTTTTACTGGTTTTTTGTTGGATTTCTTTGCATCGGCCCTGACAACTTTTAAATTTGACCAAGCATTAGGATACGCAGAACCCTTGCGCTTAGACATAGCCTTAGCTCTCGCAATTTGTGCTTTAGTCATTTTCGCCATGATGCACCTGTGTTTTTCAATCACACAGTATCACATTATGCTATTCCACGCAATCCGCGCTTGATTGGTGCGCCCCAATCGGCCTCTGGCTTATAACCAACAGCCAAATATCTAAACGCATCTGCACCGTGAGAAGTCCAATCGTGCAAGGGTCTGCCGCGCCAAGACTTCATCCGCTCGTCAAATTCACGCCGATATTGCAACATTGCTTCCACGCCACGCTCACACCTGCTTTCGTCAAACCAACAACGGTTAAGCATAGAACGCGCAGCTTGTATGCCATCTTCTATTCCAAGCCGGGGAGCTATTTCTATGTCTTTAATGCCCAGCGCGTCCAGCGTTTCCAATCTGCTCTTGCCCGTGCCAAGCTCCTTAACTCTGACATCGTGCGGCAAAATATGCTGCTCGTAATGATAGCCACGCTCACTTAGAGCCTTTGCGTAATGGTCTAAACCTACGCCGCTGCTCTCATAGTAATCTATTAAGCGGATTTCTTTGCCGACATACTGCGCAAACCAGATAGCCGTGCTGTCGCCAATACCCAAGTCCCATGCGGTAACAACACCCACGCCGGGATCGTATGGCACGTTTGAAATGCGCTTTTCTTCTTTGGCCTTTTTCATTTCTGTGGCATAATATGCGCCTTGGATCGCAGCCTCGAAAGAGCAAAGAAACTCTTGAGCATAACGATCCTCGCCCATTGTGCGCTCTGCTTCCGCTAATTCCTCATCGTCTAGGACGCCTGTTTCATCAGCTTTATACATCGCACAGAACCAATCAGGGTCACTTTGCGCGTGGTGGTAAATGTCCCAGAAATCGTTTTTGCCCTTTGGCGTTCCAATAAACGTGGCGCGGCCCTTACGGTCGGCAAGGCTGGGGCGAATAACAACAGGCCAAGCATTAGCCGGGAAGTCAGCGGGTTCATCAAGCACAACGCTGTCAAAATACAAACCACGCATAGCATCGTAGTTATCAGCGCCGAATAAACGGATGCGGGAACCATTCGGGAAATCGACACGCAATTCGCTTGCATTGGCAACAGCGCCTTCAATGTCTTTGGTATATTCCAGCAAGTAATCCCAAGCGATAGCCTTTGCCTGTCGGTAGTACGGAGCAATGTAAGCAACCCGCACTTTTTTACGCGGTATCGTTAGGGCATCTCGTATTAGGTCGTTGATAGCCGCAACCGTCTTACCAAAGCGCCTGTGGGCTACGATTACCGCCCAGCGTTGCTTTCGCGCATGATACGGCCTTAGATGCGTTCTGGGGCGATAGTTAATCGTCTTGGTCTTCATCGCTTAACCATTTGTACGCATGAACGTGCTCGCCATCATTACCAGCGCCCTCTAGCCTTTGGGTTTCTTTCCAACCAGCTTGAGTTTTTAAATAAAATATTTGTGCGCCTAAATCACCAGACCGGGCTTTTTGAATTAGATTTTGCGCAACGAAGCCAACAGCCTCCGCTTTTCCCTTTTTATATTGTGCGGAAACTTCTTCATCGCGCTCCATTATGTCATAAAAAGTGCGCCGACCTATACCAAAATAATCAGCTATTTGGTCAGTGCTTAAAACCGCAGCCAAAGTTTTAACTTCTGACTTTTGATCTTTTGTAAGCTCTTTGCGCGGCCTACCGCCTTTGTTCTTTTCATCAGTCATGCCGATACCCGTTCTTGCTTCAATTCATCATAGGTTTGCGCAGTTGCCTCCAGCTTTGCTTTCTGTCCTGAAAAGTTCTGCCAGCGCTTTATGATAACATCGCAGTATTTCGGGTCTAACTCCATCATGCGGCAATCTCGGGCTGTCTTTTCGCAAGAAATTAGAGTGGAACCGCTGCCACCAAATAAATCAAGCACCGTGCTGTTTTTGTGATATGTGTCAAGAATATCTGTAATCAAATCCACTGGCTTTTCGCAACTGTGGATGGTCTTGTGAACCCTCTTTTCTTCCCAAACATCAGCAGGGGCAGTCGATGGATAAACGGGCTTACCATTAAGGCACAAATAGAACGGCTCATGTTTTGGCCTTGAATAATAACCAATACCAAAATTGTTTTTTACCCAAATGTGCATCGCTTGAATTTTAAAAAACTTTTTTATGGCCTTTTCAAATGCGCCAATCTTACTCCAACCCGTCCAAATAAACGCATATGTGTCAGGTTTCATTGCAGACATAGCGGTGGCGAAGGTATCATTTAAAAACTCGTCAAATTCTTCCCCCTCAAGTGCATCATTCAATATTTTGCCATGCGTTCCCCGCTGTGGTGAGAAATCAATTCCATAAGGAGGGTCGGTAAAAAGGACGTCAGCTTTTTGCTCATCCATCAGCTTCTCAACTGCATCAATGCTTGTGCTGTCTCCACACATAAGCCTATGGCACCCAAGCAACCAAACATCGCCTTCAACTGTAACAGGAACCTCCGGCGCTTCTGGCACGGCGTCCTCGTCTGTCAAACCTTCAGTTTCAGGCTCCTTCAGGATGTTGGCAAGTTCATCGGAGTCAAAACCGATTAAATCTAAGTTAAAATCTAAATCTTTAAGCTCGCCAAACTCAATGGCCAGCATATCGTTGTCCCATCCAGCATTTAGCGCCAGCTTGTTGTCGGCAATGACATAGGCTTTCTTTTGAGCATCCGACCACCCAACAGCGGTAATACAGGGAACCTCTTTTAAACCGAGCTTTTGCGCGGCGAGAAGTCTGCCATGACCCGCTATTATTTCGCCATCGATGTCGATCAATATCGGGTTCGTAAATCCCCACTCTTTAATGCTGGCGGCTATTTGCGCCACTTGTTCATCGCTGTGGGTTCGACTGTTTCGGGCATAAGGGATGATGCTGCTTATGCTTCTGCGTTCTACTTTGTCCGCTGGCCAGTTTTGTTCGTTCATTTGTTACGTCCTTCTCAGGGTGCGTAGAAATTTAAAAACTGACAGAAAAGCAAGGAATTGGGAAACTTGCTTCTCTGCCAGAAAGGGGAGTTAGTTCTGGGAGAAAACTAACCGAGCAGACTGTCTGTGAGAACAGTATCTGCATTTAATCATAAAATTGATTATTCGTCAAACTCACCACTTTTTTTCCCCCAAATGGATTTCTGAAACCTTATCGTTTTTTTGTACCTATTTATATCAGCTTCACAAATCATACCCGTAGCCAGCATGGATTTCGCCCGTTTACCACTTAACCATGTTTCACACACTGGATGACCGCCTTGAATGCGCTTTGCATTAATTGTTACTGGGTCAAGCAACCACTCACCTTCCCCACTAAGATCGGCAAAGAGAGGCTTTTCTTTTCGTATTTGCCGCGCTGCCTTGGAAAGCTCTTTAGCTGTCGGCCATGTGCGGGTTTCTAAGTTACCCAGAACAGCCTCTTCAAACTCTTCAAACCAATCCGTCAAACCTCGGCTTGGCGCATGTCTACTTATGCACTTAGAAAGAAAGGAGGCTTCATCTTTGATCGCTTTTGCTTGCCCAATTATCGCCCTTGGTGGATTTAATCGGCTTAGAAGTTTAAGTGTTAATTCTTGTAGCTGTTCTTCACGCATTTGGTTTCACCATTTCTGCAAAAATCTTATGCACTAAGTTTTGTTGATCTTGTTCGCTGTCTGCTTGAGCGAATACTTCATCATCCCATCG